GTGTCTTGTCCGTTTCAAAAAAACGACCACCTTTGACCAAATTGCACTTTTGACACAATTGCCTCAAATTCCATAATTCATCGCTCCCATTAAGCCTTTTAGGTATCACATGATCAATGTGCATCTGGCCTTCTGTCTGGCCACACATCTGGCAACATCCATCACGCTTGAGCACCATCTCTCTGATCTTACGCCATCGAGCTGTGCTGCCACCTGTCCAGTTGCGTGACATTAATGCCACCCATGCCTTCGCCAATGTGCCAATGCACCATTGCAAATCTTGCCTTGATACCTGTGATCGATGTACCTCAATGTCCAATCAATCATTCGATAGCCATCAAGGTTTCTGTATTTGGTGTTGCGCATCTGGCCTAAGCCAAAATGATTGCCATTTGGATTAATAGCTTCAACACGCCAATTGCTTTCTTTTGTGATTAGCATGTCAAAGCATTTCATCTCTTGCCAATCAACGATTCGTGAGTGTGCATAAAGCTTCAATGAATTGATTGAGGCTTTCTTTGTTGCATCTTGTGTGGCCTGTGCCGGTGTTGCGCTAGCAAAACATAGCGCGGCCAATAGCACCAAGCATCGCTTGCGAGCTATCCGCCACAGCGGCTCGCCCACGAGCATGGAGCGTACCGAACTACGCAAATACATTGCAACATTGAGCGTGCTGTTGGGCGTTGCGCACAGCCTGTGGATGATGCCTGTGGATAACTTATTCATAATGACATTTCCTCAATCCGAGCATCATCAACGATCTTGATTCCAAATGTGCCACAGCTCATGCATTGTGCAAACCATTCATGCTCTGTTAATTCTGCACCTTTCTTGAGTCCATGGCGTTGCTTTGGCTTTCCATAAAGCTTCGAACAGATTGAACAATCAAATTGAAGGATGTGCATAATTACTCCGCATCAAGGTTTCAATTGGTTGAAGGTTGATTTGTGGCACGCTCCAATTGTTTTGTGATGCGTTGCGATAGCGTGGTTTCTTGGCCACAGCCACCGGCATCCAGCCAACAATGTGCATCTTTGGTGCGTTGCCCGTGACCAATACAGCGATGTCACGATCATGTCGATCTGATTCCTGAATCCACAAATTCGATGCCGGATTGGCTGACCATTTGACCTCGATGTGCTCGCCCACATCAGCTTTGGATTTATCCCATGTGATGCCCGGTGTGTACTCATAACCCAACCGCTTGGCCACAACTAGCTCGGCCAGCATTGATTCGCCCATTTGTGCCACATACTCAAACCATGACAGGTTTTTGACAATCCGTGAACTGTGATCAGCTGATCGATCATGGCAATGTTGGATGGCTGCAATCATGCATTGCACTTCCTCAATGCGATCTATCATCGACAATCACCACAAAACCAAATGATGTTGTCTTGTTTGTCATAGCCTTTTTGATAGCCAAAATGATCCAATCGCCTCAGCTGTGAGCATTTGTCACATTGCTCGATTTTGTATTCCTCAACGATTTCGCCATTGCACATCAATCGCGCTTTCATTTCTTGAGGATAGATGATTTCAACAAAGTCGCTCATACTTGTGGCTCCCATTTTCCACGGCTTGTAAATACATACCAAAGCGGTTCACATTGATTTGGTTTCTTTCCAACGCATGAGAAATTGGCCCAATCTTTGCCCGTTTTAGCCGATGTGCCGGTGCGCCAGACACGATGCCCGTGTGAGCATTGCGGTGCCTCTTGTACAAGCTCTCCGCCCAATTGCTTGGCAACCTCATCCATCGATGATCCAAGTGACGGGATACCGGCTTGCTCAGCTTCTCCGGCTGTTTTGTAGCTTGGCACATCGCCAAATTTGGTTGTCCAATAATCATAATCCTGTGGCTTTGTCGCATCATTGACTTTGATGTGTTGCATCTGCTCTTTTGTGACCTTTTCTGTGCCACCCAAAACCAAAGCCATCACGCGCATCAAAGCCGATGTGGTTGTATCCTCGCAAAACCAGCGTTTCATGTTTGGGTTGTACGCCTCACGATAGCCAAAAGCGTAATCAATGCCGGCTGGCTCTGTTTCCTCTTGATTGCGCCATGCCTTGGCTTGCACTAGCACATAGCCTTTTTCTGCATTGAATTCAACAATGTGAGCTTCAAGCCGACCTTGTGGGAATGTCTTGAGCCATCGATCTGTGCGCTCTTTGTTGCCTTCGTAGTTTTCGAGAAATCCGGCCATTAGTTGTTCACCTTACGATCAGCTGATACAGCATGACGTGCTACGGCTCGGCCTCTTGTATAGCCTTGTCGCTCGCCTTCCTTAAAACCTACCGAATAAGCCATGACAGCCCAAAAGGCTCCACCGATCAAACACATGATCACTATTGATGCTTCGTTCATTGTATTGCTCCCGATTCTGGGAGCCGCGTATCAGCTCCCGAAATAGAGAGTGACAGGCAAATCCGACAAATTCAAGAATCACGCTCAAATCATGGCGTGTCGCTACCGGATAAACGTTTATCAATCGTTTTTTCGTATTCTGACTTTGGCTTGTCTTTGAGGCCGTTGGATGCTAAAACCCCACCCAATGACCCGGTAAGAAAGATTGCCAAGGTTTTGAGAAGATCGATGAAAGCTGCATCATTGGGAGCTTGTGCGCCAATTGGCTGAGTAACAAAGATCAATGCGTAAGTAATGCCCAAAGTGACAATAAGAAACACAATGGCCAGCACCGAGCCAATGAGAAACATCAACCGAGCTTTGATGTCCTCTTGACTTAATCGCTCTTTATTTTTGGAAGGCATCGCCTATCAAATCCTCTGTACAGCTGCCAGTTACCTTGCATTGAGGTTTCTGGCAATCTTTGTTTTCCCAATTTTCATGCTCTTGGCATGGGTATCTGACCCAACCATCATAACCACACCCGGCAAGGCTTAGCGAAAGGATCAAAGCTAAACCTGCCGCGCGTAGTTTCGGGATCATTTCCCCGTTGATCCGAAAGCTTTGTCAGCTGGGTTTAACCAGCGCAAAATGACCGGCACAACAGCTGCCACGCCACCCATTGCCATTGCCTTGATGTCTCCGCCAGCCATGTACACGGCCAAAGCTGCCGCGATGTATGACCGCGCCCATGATGCCGCAATTGCTTTTGCTTGCTCCATTATTTTTCTCCTTTTGGTCGATCCGGTAAATCACCGGTAAACGGCTCATAAGCTGGTCGGCCGTAACCGATAACGAATGAGCGTGCTCCCAAAGCTCTTGATTTGACCATGACTTCTCCACCATTGCGCTGACTTCCTGAACCGCCTGATGTGTTGCCTTCGATGGTCACGATCTGTTTCTCCGATGCCCGGATCACCAAACCAATGTGATTGATCGTTTCTTTGTCATCGATGATGAAATCAAAGAAAACAAAGTCACCAATCTTTGGTGTGGTGTGCCATTGCTTCGTTTTCTTAAATGACTCGGCACCAGCTCTTGTGCTGACAACATTTGGCACCTTGACCCCAGCTTGATGAGCACACCAATTAAGAAATGATCCACACCATGGCAGCTTGTCGGCTTTCATAAATTTGCCGTACTTCGTCTCATTGTTGCCCGTTTCAATTGTGCCAACCTCAGCGAGCGCAACCTGAATCAAACGCGGCAATGTGCCTTGTGGAAAATTACTCATGGCGCAACGGGCAAATCAATCTTTCGCGGATCGGCGTTACTTGCTGGCAAATCGCGCAATGCTTGACGATAGGTTGCCCATGCAGCTTGATCAACAGGCGCATCTGCAACCTGTGTCCAGTCTGTCCGAGCTAATTCACCATCGCGCCAATAACGCATACGCGCTAAATACAGTTCATCTGTAACTTCATCATCATTGCCGATATTAGAAATAAATTTTGCCATTAGTTTGCCTCGTATCCTATTCCGAATAAAAATACATAACCATTTGCTGCTGGATAACCATTTGATGAGTTATTGATTCGGAAATCGCCGCCACTGGTCACAACTTGACCTATTGTGCCTGTTACGGCATTTTCACGATAGATAGCAGTAGAAGAATTACCTGAAGCAACTATCGGCGCTGAAGCAATCAATGTTCCGCCACCAGTTCCATTAGTCGTGACCGTTACAGATACAATTGCAAAAACAAACTTTCCAATTTGAATATATCTGCCTAAAGCCGAAGATGTAGTAATTGATCCGCTGGCAGCAGAAACTGTTGGTGTGTAAGCCGTCCAAGTTCCGCCCCATTTTAATCCTGTTGTTTCACCGCTTGCTGCTTGCAAAAAATAATTGTTTGCGCCTACTGCTAAACGACCGAAAGTGTCCGCACCGGTTCCACCAATCAAATCACCTTTTGCATCAATAGCTGTTGCCATTGAATTTGTAATTGTGACAGCACCAGATGTGCCACCGCCTGAAATGCCCGTGCCAGCGGTAACAGCTGTTATGTCACCCACATCATTTGTGATCCACACAAAATCCATGTTGGTGTTTGAATTCTTTGCAAGAATTTGACCTGTTGTGCCGCCTAAAAGATCAGCCATCGATGAATCGACCGCCTGACCAAATACCTCAAAATCAGCTGGCAAATCCGTGACCAAATCGGTCGGTGTCGGCATTTGCCAGTTAAAATTTGATGTCGGGTTTGCCATTTTTTCTCCTTACGCTACGACTAAGGCATCAGCCCATGTGAGGCTGCCGCTGATTGTGTTCCATTGCTCTGCAATTGCGACATCTTGCCATTGCATGGCTTGCAATGAAAATGCCAACGGGGAAAGAATAGCCGTGACCGATACGCTGTTGTAAGCGGCACGCCATGTCCAACCTTCTACAAAACCAAGGTATGTGCCAGCTGCCATGTTCAGCGGCAAATCATTGATGCGCAATGGCAATCCCATGAAAATGTTGATTAAGGCATCCCGGTCGGCATCATCAATTTCTGGATTGGTCAGCTCAAATGTAATCTGCCTAAAATTTGCTTGAGGATACGATCGGAGCGTTAAGTAAAAAGCAGCTTGATCCTCAGCATCGATTTGCTTTTCAATTGTCGTGCTGATGATTTGAGCCAATTTGCCATACAAAGCAATCGATGTGGCATCAGAATCGACCACTTCATTGCTGGAATTGTTTCCGTATTTGATAACAATTTCATTGCGGATGTCACCGGCACGGGTCTGAATCGTCATCGAATTGGCAATTGCTTGTGCAGCTGAAAGATCGGTGTATCCATTGGTAGCCAAATAAATTGATCGATGATCGGCTGAGGCATAGGAAATTTGGCCTGTGGCGGATTCGTAAATGTAGCCCAATCCTGATGTGGCTAAAGCTGCTACCAATGAATAAACATCAGTAGTTGATGATGAGCGATTGGCCAGCTCGTAGCTACCTGGTGTATCAATCTCACCCAATCCGGTGTTTTCAGCCGTTGCCCATGTTGTGCCGCCGTTGTAGGTGGCCCATTGTAGAGCTGCTGGCACTTCATTCCATGAGTTGATCAATAGATCAGTCAGAATTGTTAAAATCTGATCCCCATCAAAATCCTTAGCCAATACGCCTTCGGTCAATGCTTTTGGCAATCGAGACAATGCACCCAATGCCAGAATTGAGACCGATTGATTGATCCCAACAACGCCCGATGCAGCAATGCCAATGTCAAATTCTGTAACAGTACCGCCAAAAATGGGCACAAATGTGTTGGTTGAATCTTGCAATTCAATTGTGACAGCATCATTGATTTCAATGTCGATGATGGATTGATCCAGATTGATCAGCTCAAGATTGACATACCCGGCATTTGCTTGCTCATAAATGTTTGTCCGGCCAGATGTGATTGAAAGGTTGGCCAACGCATAATTGGTGTATGTCTCACCGCCAATGATTACGCGCCAAACGGGATTGAAAACACTCATGCTGACACAAAATTCGTTGCGCCGTTTGTGCCGCGATAGGTTGAATTGTTGAGTGCATCTACAACAGCTCTTGAAAAGCCTTCCTCATCGATGACGGATGGAGAATTGACATTGATTGTCACATTTGGTGTGTTTGATGCAGCCAAAATTCCAGCAAGCGTGTTTGTATTGACACCAGATGTGCCAAATGCAAATGGCTTGTTAGAAGCCGCCATAACACCGGCTAAGGTAGTTGTTCCGCTGGTAAAATCGTCAAAAGCTCCGGCAACATCCGTGACAACTTTTTTGGTCGTTTCACCAATTTTCATGACGGCCGAACTTAATGTCCCGCTACCACCACCAGTTGTACCGCCTCCACCAGTTGTACCGCCTCCACCTATCCCACCGCCTGTGGTTGTGGTTGCAGCTGGTTTGAAACCAGTTGGCAACGATGAGGCTGGCACGGAAATGCCACCTGTTGAGCTTGAGCCGCTTGATGCACCAATTTTGCCAATGCTTCCAATGTCCGGCCCGGGTTTGATCAAATTGATTCCTCTAATGACGGCGTTGATTCCATCAATGGCTGTGTTAAGAATTCCTTTGAGTGCTCCCAAAACATTTGAAATTAAATTCAAAACTGTGCTTGCTACTGTGCCAGCAACATTAAAAGCTGCTCCAATTACATTGCCGATAATTGGTGCGGCAGCTTTGACCACATCAAAAAAAGCCTGAAATTCATCTTTGTTTTCAACAACTGT